AACTTGCACTCTGGCATCTCAGCTCGGATAACTCTCCAAGCCTCCACAGCCCCAGTCTCACAAGTCCCCACCATGCCCGAGGCGAACATCCCAAGGAAATCGCTTACGCTTTCGCAATAAGTGGCCATATCATGGCCGCACTGGAACGGCGGGTAGCTCAAAAAATGAGTCATCCAAGCGGAGCGAGATCTCGGAAGCGAGAACACAATAAACGGGAGTGGCACTGCTAGATCATCACCCATATCATTGTCCTCGTCTGGACTCATGTCTGCTCAATTCCACTCACTTGAAACGAGACTGTTGTGGTGACACTCGCCAAGGCCTGGATTGTCCCACCTGTCATGATGTTCTTCCCCACCAGCTCAGGACAATTATATGTCTCTCCTGGCTGGAGTGCCTTGGCATTAATGACCATGTTGGAATTGCTCGCCGTGCCTCCACTCGGAACTATGTGCACAGTGAATGTTCTCGCGCTCGAGTCCGTGTTCATGGCTGATGCATTGTTGATCTTGGCCCCGGTCCCATTTGGAGCTGTGTAATAAGTCGCCGCGCTCGCAGTAAGCTGAGAAGTCCCTGGGACTAGATTCTTAAGCGTGATGGTCATTTGGAGTTCTCCTAATTTCGGATCAAGGCCCGAGCTTGCTCAGCAGCTTTGTACGCAGTGACTCTTTGCGGGGTGTGGAACGTGCTGACAGCGTCCAAAATCATCGAACGATCTTCGATGTTAGGAAACCCCATATCAGCCAAATGTTTATCCACGGCATCCAGCAACCCGATAATCGCAACACCTGGAACAACACTTATTCGGTGATATTGCTCCCCAATAACGGTATCGTCCGCATATACTCGCTTTGCAAAACGGACCTGCAAAGTCCCGTCTGATTTGATTTCGATTTGGTCAATAATAGTTTTTGCTACTAGCACGAGCCACTCCTAAGTCTTTTGATATATACAGCATCCGATGATCTGAGTTATTGCCGCACCAGTTAAAGTCGCATTAGTTGCCTGACCACCAGTCGAAGCAATGTACCAAGTAATTTGAGTCTCAGTCGATTTAACAAGTCCTTCGAGGCGAAGTCCCGTTCCGACATATGCTACGACGACTGGTTCGTTTATTCCGCTACTGTTAGTAAAGGGCAAGCCTCCGATGAGCGCGTTGGATGTATTGACGCTAGAGGGATAACTGATGTCAAAATAGGCAAAGACTTGGTTCCCAATGGTTACATATTTCAGCGTTCCGTTGTTTGTAATTGTCAACCCAGCGCCACTGTTATCTACAGCCGTCCAAGTTCCTTCCTCGTAATCGTCGAGCGTATTCGCATTAGACGAAGCATTCTGAGTGGCGGGGAATTTGATCTGCCCAGCACTGGCACCGGAGATGTCCAAGAGTGCTTGCGGGGTCACAGTCCCACTAAATGTACCAGCGGCGGCATTCAGAGTCCCAGTGAATGTCGGCGAAGCTGAAAAAGCTACGTTTCCGCTCCCGGTGGTCCCCGAGACAGTAGTAGTTTGTATTTTGGCGACAGTCGTTGCAAAGCTCCCTGTCCCTGTCCCAGTTACATCCCCAGTGAGGGTAATTGTCTGGTCACCGGTATTTGTCCCGGAGAGATTTGATCCAGTAACAGCCCCAGTCGCGGCAACGCTGGTCGGAGTAATCGCTCCAAGGCTCAGAGTAATGGCTGGAGTTGTGGTTGGAGTAGCTACGCTACCAGAGACTCCATTGGCTGTAACGACCGAGACAGAGGTAACAGTCCCCCCAGAGGCAGTGGCGGAGAGAGTCGTCCCAGTCATAGCTAGGCCAGAACCAAGAGAAATCTCCGAATATGAAGCACCGACCCCTGTGTCACCACTGCCGACTAGCTTCGAGCTCGCAGCAGCGTTTTGGAGCTTCGCCAGAGTCACAACAGCATTCGCGACAGTCGTAGCGTTGCTTCCAGCAGAGGCCGTGACATCGCCTGTGAGCGCCGAGCGTTGGAGCAACGGGGTAGCATCGACATAAGTCAGCGACCCATCAATCATAGCCCCGACTGCATCCTGGGCCATCTCATCGGTGTATTGGGTGATTGTGCTGGAGATAGAAGGATTCCCAGCTACCCCATCTCCATTCGAGACTGAGATGCCAGTCCCAGCTACGATTGTCCTCCCAGTGAATGTATCTAGGGCTGTCTGAGTCAGGAGGCCATTGGTATTATAGGCGGCCAAGGCCGCCAAAGTCGCATCATATGCCTGATACGCGCCAGTGTTGTCGAATAACAGGGCCTCGAGATTCCCAGCTCCAGGCCAAGGGGCCGAGCCCAATTCCGACTCAAGTCCAGAGCTCAGATTAGCTTGGGCTGTGCCCAACAGTGATTCCAGTCCAGAACTCACGCTCTGCTGGCTCTGCCCATCGACTAGCTCAAAGTCCGCCTTCGGAATTGCCAGTCGATCCTCTTGCATAGTCGCAAATGCGATTGCATCGGCAGTCGAGACTCCAGGGCCAAGCCCAGTTCTATTCCAGAGACTGATGAGGAGTTGGAGCCAAATTTGATTTATAGTCCCATCGGAGTTGATGAATGGGGCCTTTATCTTGGGAAACCCTTGGTCGATTTTGGTAATCGAGTCGGTGCTCATTGCCCCAGCACCGTTGCTTCGACCCAAGCTCCATTGAGTGCCGCTGGGCCATTAATCGAATGCTCGAGCTCAAATACCCGATCCCGAGCCACGCCCAGCCCAGACCACTTGGGCTGAGTGAGGTACTCCCCCGGAGACCCAGAGGTCTGGAGAACATCCCCAGAGAACGTTCGACCACGGTCATCGCTATATCGGAGAGTTAGCTTGGCTGGAGTCCCATCCGAGTTCAGTGCCCCAAGTCCTGACTCAATATCCGCGATGAAGGACTCGAATTTGACCTGCTTTCCATCTGCAAGCATGGGTTGGGCATCAGGCCCTCTGCCAGCAAGTATATGCGGGAATGTCCGGATGAATGAGATCGGGCCGAGAACCCCACTCACTTCATCTGTATACCGATCCGGGTCGAGATGATATATTGCCCCGTTCTCCCAGTCCCCGACGACATTCAGTCCATTGATGTTGGCACAACAGTTCGTCCGATCCCGATGCAAGCCATTGCTCGAGTCGGTCCACGCTCTCTGATGCCAGGCTAGGTCTGGGTCGGAGATCGAGTCATCAAAGACCCAAGTCTGATCGCCAGTTGGGAATGTGAGAACATAAAATACATGACCGTTTTGTTGATAACAGTACCCAATGGCATCGGAGATAGTCCCACTTGCGGCCATCTTGGCAATGGCATTTGCTAGGGCATAATTGGATATGACCTTGGCCTCATACCCCCTAAGTCTGAAGACTAGGGCTTGGCCTTGAAGGTCTTGGGCCAGCCAGAACACGCTCAAATCACTCGTCCCGATTGAGTACTTGGCCAAGAGCCCATGCTCAATGACCGAGCCAGGCATCCGCCCAAAGGGAAATTGTGGGTTCCCGATGTTATACCAGACCTCGCTCTTGACAGTTCCAAATAGGACTATCTCGTACCTATTCACGACCAGACTAGCGAGTAAGTCCGGCCAAGCGGTCTTGGTTCCAAAATACAGCGGGTCTAGTGGGGCGAATTGATTGGACAAGCTCGATCCAAAATTCCTCGTCCCAGGTTGATTCCAGAGCAGAAACGAATCCAGATAATCCACTCGATCCGCTCCCCCAAAGACAGTATCTGTGACTTGGGCAAAGGCATTGGTGCTCAACGTGATTGTCCAGCCCTGGGGCGAGCCATCGACTAGGAGTATCTCAAACCCATTATCCACCATGGAGACGGGATTGGTCCGACTAGGGGTAATGGTACCCAGTAGCGTCAGTCCCCAACTCGACGAGATCGAGTACACATTCGAGCCAATTACGGCATACCCATTCCCATTCGAGGCTCGGAACAACCCCCGTACTGGGGCAGAGATGCCCGCTACGAGCTGTCTTAGCCCACTCCGCTGATAATGAGTCATCGGAGCCCCAGCGTCTTGTCTATTCGGCTCTGGGTATAGATTAATGGCTCGCTGGGCATTGGCTATGATGCTCCGAGCTGAGTACGCTCCACCTATAAGTGGCAAGCGAGCCATTACAAGCAATCCTTTGCTATGCAGTCATGTGTTTAGACTGCGATTAGGCTGGTTGACCAATAGCTAGCGCAGCCTGGTCATTAACATAATTCGACCAGAGATCGCTAGCAGCACCAGTAAATCCACTCCCAGGCGCGATTTGAGCTTCGGTATTACTGAACACATTCAGCGTGATATGGTTATTCCCACCCTGAGCGGCGTTGTAGGTCGTTGAGACGACTTTGTTCGTGGCCCCACTCCCGGCAGTCAGGAACTGATTTCGCTGGATGATGGAGTAGCTCAGACTCGTCGCGATGTCATTGGTGTTGAGGAGGAAGATCGAATCCTGGATTCGATTTCGGAGAGGGACGGCTATGCTAGTGCTGCCACAGGTGATCCCAAATGTGAGCGACTGGAACTCGCATCCAGTCACGAGATAATGATGGTTCCCTCCAACATCATCAATGCCTTTTGGCGTACCACCACCTCCAACAAATCTCATCCCAGAACAAATAAAATGACTCGAGTCGGGATAAGTCGCGTCTTCGTTCCGATGGGCCTTGATACAAGCCCCAGCGGTATTATCCGGGGTCATTAGGAAATTGTAGAATCCCCAGCCCTGTTCTCGAATCTCAATCAGGGCCTTTCCAGCCACAGGCGAAGCCGGAGCATACCATTTGGCTCCGTCATCGTCTCGGACCATGCCGCCCGCAGCTCCAACAATTGAAACCCCTTGAATCCCAAGCGGAGCCACAAGCTGTTCTCGGACTTTGCCCGTGAAATAAATCACGGAATTATCCGTGACTCGCGCTAGCGCAGCCGCCATGGTCTGGAACGCTCCATTCCAGCTCAGCCCATTCCCTCGAGTATCATTCCCCGAGACCGTATTCACAAATAGCTGCAAGCCCTGAATCCCAGGCTGAAAGCTCGCATTTGCCTGTGCAAAGGCATTGTTGAGTTCCGACCCATCGATGAGCCGAAATCCAGGTACGAATTGCTGCAAGATCATTTGAGTTTCTCCATCATTAGCTTGGTCAAAGGTTGAATCATAAGCTCAGGCTCACGCCTTCACCTAGCTAACACAGAGGAACTGTTTCCAAACCCCAACCTGAGTACAGACATAAATCGCCGGAACATGTGCGGCTTGGGCTACGCCAGTAGCTGTCGCCGCAGGCGTGCTGCTCGTCGGAGGCATGATCGTATCCCCAGTCGTCCCCGGTGAGTTCGCCATGTTGCTCGGTTGGCCGTAGACCTGCATCGAGGTCGCGGTTTGATTAATCACGAAGACAGTCGTGCCCGGAAGGGCACTCGGCAACATCACCGAGTCATTGGCTGTGGTAACAGTCGTCACCGCGTTGGCCAAGCCGGGCAGGGCCGTCGCTCCAGTCTGCCCGCCCCCAGCAAAGGCCACCACTCCAGGCGCGCCAGAGTATTCAAACGGGCCAGAGTTAACAACCATATTTCCAGATGCCATTTTGATTCTCGGGCTCTCCGCCCGCTCCCTATTGGCCGGTCAAGATGCTAGGCAAAGACAGTGGCCAGCTTACAGTGCCTAGAGGGGCGAAGCCCCAACAGAACAAGTCTTACTTCTTACCGCGCATCCCACATCAGTGACACCAGTAGTGGTCCATGCTCGATTGCATCCAACACCAACCAAAGCGATGTCAGAGGCGCATGTGATAGCGATATATGCAACGGTTATAGATCGAAGCAAACAACCTTCTGTATTGCTTGCGGCGTTCGCTGCACCGCTCATGCAACACCTTGAACAAAGATATGATTCCCAATTCGATTCGCAGGCAGTGGCGAGCCGTCAGTTCGCACCGCCCAGCTCGGACTAGCAGACATTGATGCTGAATAATAGTGCATTGCCCCTCCAGTGGTATCCATGCCCAGCATCCTCGCATCCCGCATGAATCCAACAAATCGGGCGAGGGCCGAGTCGTCTTCTGCCAGCGAGAACAGCTTGATTCGATTCGGATCATTGTCATTATGACAACTAAATTGCTTCGGCCAAGTACACACACTCGCCAGAGAGCTTCCCCACTTTCCTGACCTCTTCCGATTCATAATAACATACGCCACAGCTCGTTGGCCCTCTTCAGACTCGCCCCGAGCCTCAGCCCAGATGGTTCTCGCAGCGATTTGTTCATCAAATGTCACAGGCGGCTGCATCGAAGACGAATCCTTTGTTTTCTAGTCTTAGACTAGTAATTCCTGTCTGAGAATATGTTGTAAATCCCAGCTCGATTCAATTCCGCTGGGACTCTGAGCCGAGCTATCTGCACATTTGCATTTCTCATGACATTGAGTGAGTCCTTGGCTAAGCCAGGCAGCCCATCTCCAGGATATGTCGGGATTTGCCAGCGGGATCGTAGGCGAAGAGCTAGATTATACAACAAAGCCCCATAGTACTCATACGGTACGACTAGCTGAGTGGCCTGATTGGTAAATTTGACCTGGAGAGGCGACTTAAGCGTGAGATGGACCTCATAAATACTCGCCTGTGGCACGGGCCACACATACACATTGGCCAGAGGCCAGGCTGAGTCTAAAAAGACCCATCCAGGGAAGCTTTGGAGTTGCTTGAGCCCAATCGTATTGTAGTCCTCTCGGGATTGGAGAATCCCGAGCGAGTAGTCGATTTGATTGGGAGAGCTAGTCACGAGCTGGCGGGCAAATGCACTCTCAAGCTTATCCGGCCTAGTAGTATTGACTCCAGTGTCAAAATCTCCTCCTGGACCTACAGTGTAACTCACAGCCCCGGTTGAGACTTTACTCAAATCAACCAGGTGATAAACCAACCAGCGCTTCCGCTCCCATTGCTGCAGCATCCACTGGAGCCGACTCCAGCCAATGTTGAAGTCCTCGGCCAGGGCTGTCTGGCCAATGCCTATCCGCCCGGACTCCTTGAGAGCCTCATTCACGAGGTCTCCCATCGTAGTCGCGGCTGGGTCAAGAGCACTCATGGGTTATCGCCAGACTCAAGCCACACGATTCGGAATGGCCTCAGCCACACGATTCGGAATGGCCTCAGCCACGCCTGGCTTTTGTCCTTGCTTGACTCCCAAAGCCTTCCCCGAGGTCCGATCCTCAGCCAGCATCTTGGCCCCAAGATCGGCCTTCTCAGCCTGGAGTTCCTTAAGCTGGGTCTCAAGGTCTTTGATCCGCTGATCCGAACTCATGGCCGGAGCCTCACTCGGATCGAGATTAGCGGCCACGAGCCTCGCCCGAATAGCCTTGGATGGATGGTCATGCCAGCCAGCAAATTTGAGTTCTCTCTCCTCACTCGCATCTCGGGCGATCTTGTGAACAATCCGCCTCTGCTCCCCGACTCGCTGCGGGCCAAGGGGCGTCATTACAATCTCAGCCGGGACAGTCACGACCTCATCCCCGAGTGGATGATAAAGCATCTTTGGGTGCTCAACAGGCCCTCGGTACAGGGACTCCCCAGTGATTGAGTCTCGTGCTGTCGAATTCGCCGGGTTCGCGTCGAAAACACCCTTTTGCTCCATCGCGTCATATATCGTAAATTGAGTCTTGCGAGCCATTGTTACTTTCCTTTCTTGGAGAAATGATTTGGAGTCTGGGCCGAGGCATATTATGCTACCTTTTCTTGGCTGCCAGCAGCCTCGGCTCTTGCCTTAGCAATTCGCGCCTTGCGCTCCGCTGGTGAGTCCTTGGCCACAGGTAAATCCCTCTCGACATTGGTCAAGCTCTCCTGTCTCGTAGCTGCAATCACGACTGGGAGTCCAGGCATTCTCTGCCCACCACGGCCAATGAATTGTATTTTTCTCCCGTGCCACTCACGGGCCTTAGCCACTGAGTCAAACCAGCCCTCTCCCAGCTCCCCAGCCTGAGTCGGACCGTATACGATGAGCCCATTCGGAGCCGTTGCATGAAACATCGTCTTTGGCCACTCGGCCCCCGAGACATGCCCAGGGACCAGATGAAATGGGACTCCAAGCCCAGCTAGGACCTGGAGTCCCTCAGCGACCTGTCTGCAAGCCAGCTCAACCTTGGCCGAGTTCTGGGGTTTATCCGAGAACTTTGCAATAAGTTCAGCCGAGAAAGCTTGCCAGTTCATTGAGTCGAGTTCCTTGACTTACAACTGATCGGCCACAACACAGGCCCATTCTGGACGAATCCATAAGTAACCATAAAGAACATCGAGTCGAGTAATGAGCTGATCGGTCCCGATGAAATAGTCTGTGACCATCCTCATACTCACTCCATCGAACTGCTCCCTCGCTGCTTCATGGACAGCCTTCGGCATCTCCAAGTCCGCCGTGGCCAGAGTCACCGCTTCCGGCGCATACGCAAAGTTCTTGCGGTACTGAGTACTCGCCGCAAGCCCACTCACCGGATTGACATTGGCCCCGTTAGCCGGACTCGCCGTGACGGTCTGGTACTGAGCCGGCTGGCCACCAATCGGTGGAACAATCGCTGGGTAGATCGGGATCGAGGTCGCAGTCGCGGCCACATTCGCCGTGACACAGAATTGCCGAAGCTCCCCCGTGTCCTGCTTGGTGACTCGGTTGACTGCGTTGACCCCGGAGATCGTGATGATGTCCCCGACATTCAACCCAGCGGCGAGAGCCGCAACAGTGAGTGTCAGCCCGGTTTGATTGGCCCCGGAGACAGTAGCCGAGCCCTGAGCCAGCGCGCCATTGGTATGCGTAATGGCTGTTTGGTCTTTCATCCAGAGAAAACCCAGCGCATCATACATTCTCCCAGTCATGTATTGCTTGGAGATTTCACTCGCTGGATTGAGCAGTCCAGACAGCGATGCAATGACTCGAGCCTCGGTCCGAGGTGAGTTCATAATCCTTCGATTAGCGACTGGGGCAGAATTGAGGTCCAGGCTCGCCCCGGCATTGAGGTAAGTCGAGGCGATGGGGGAGAGGATATTGCTCCCCGAGTCCTGGTTCGCGACGAAATTACAAATCCCGCCTTCGCTGCCGGACATGATGTCAACTGCCACCGCTCCGGCCAGGTTATTCACCATCGGGGCCAGAATACGGCGAGAGTAGTCATCGAGACTCAGGGTCCGATCAGCCGTCGAGTAGCCAACGTCAACGTGTTTCTGAGTGGCCAGGACCAGCGTAGTTGATTGTTCCGAGGTGTCTTGCACCGCAAGGGCCGGCCCAGTCGTCACTGTGAAGTCATTGGGGAGCCTGATACGCAAGCTCGAGCCGATCTTGGCCCCGGAGACAGCAAAGCTGTCGTCGTATTGCATGTCCACATTTTGCAGGAAAGCATTTGTATTCTTCCACAAACGCACAGCTTCTCGGGTTATCATGTTGATGGTCAAGAGGTTATTAGGCATTTTTCATTCTCCATTTGGGTGACCACTACCAGTTTCCAGGCTGGAGTGGGATTAGAGCTGCCCAAACCCAACAAAGGGCACCCAGGAGGAATCAGTCCTCCGAACTGGACAGAGATTGAGAGCTCTGTCATCTCACCAGTCACCAGACAGGGCGACGACCTGACACCAGCCAGAGGGTACAAGGCCCTCATCAGGACTGGGACTGAGGCGCAAAGCGCCAATCGCGAACTAACCCCTCTTCCGAGCTTCGCTCGCTTGAGTCTCACGCCTTTTCATCCACTCGGCAGTGGTGAGATTGTCCGCTCGATCTGGGTCTGTCGGGTCAATGGCGGAATGGCTAGCCCGCTGCCCGCCGATGGGCGTGATTGGCTTAGGGGCTCTCGACGCCTCACCACCAGGCCTAGTCATAGAGAGCTTGGTCAGCTCCACCGCCATCT